AAGTGTCGTGAATGCGTCTAATCTTAATTCTAAGGCGTTCTTTCTCGATTGTAATGGTATCTATAGGGAGAGCCACGAAAGTCGTTTCTGTGCGTTCTAAGGGCGTAATAATAACCGTGTCCACCACCTGAACTATTTCGGGTTGGATAATGGTCGGGTCTTTCTGTATTGCTCTTCTTAGGTGGAAGCTTGCAGAACAAGACGTTAAGGCTACTAGACAAATAAGGCTAATGATCGCTAGAACCTTAATAATGTCGGGGGTGGGTTTTGTTATCGTCATCCTGGTTGGCCAGTTTGTGGGAATAGTCCTTCGTCTGTTGAGTCGATAGCTGGTAGGTCACCAATTAGCCCACCTTCTGCATTCGTGTTGTCGGCCATAAGGTCGGGGCCTCTTAGTTGTCCTATGGTTGTAATGTCATCCGTGTTCTCGTTTGCGTCTAGTTCTATCCAGGTCTGCTCCCAAACGTCATCCCGACCAATGAACTTAGACCTAGTGGGGAAGTAGTACGTTGTTCCCGTGGCTCCTATTGGGAAGGGTGCTGACGAAGGAACGACAAGCCCTTGGTAGTTTAGTTCTCCGATGTAGGACATATCGGGCTGTTTTACGGGCTTTTGGTATATGGTGGCGAAGTTGCGAAGCATAAAGCGAACCAATGGCCCGTCAGGAGTTGTCCCACCCTCTGCCCAATCTAAAGAAGGGTTATTCCAGTCCGTCCCGTCCCAGCATTGAAAAGAAGTGTTAGAAGGTACGTTCCCCCTTTGATCTGTTAGGAATATGTCCCCAAGGTCTAGAACGCTAATAGTGGACTTGTCTTGACCCGTAGAAAGTGAGTGCAACAAGTTGTTGACGCCAACCGTAGACATTATCTCCACCCTTGTCCCTTGCTCTGCGGTAGAGATACCAGCGGCAGTAAGTTCAGCGGCAGTTAAAGCGGTTTCGGTGTCTACGTCCGTGTTTTCGGTGTTGTCGGACTTATTCAAAGCTAGGTGTTCAACCTTGACCGTTATAGAGCCTTGACCACCTGAAGGGTGCTGACCTATAACCGTGGGGTCGGGATAGCTTGGGTTAAGCCAATCCATAACGTACCTATTGCGTCCGTAATAGCTATTTTTTGGGAAGGACTGAATAACATTCAACTCACTAGCACCTAACACGCCCCTAGCCGTCCCGTGGTGTGGGTATATGTGCGTTCCCGTTTTAAGGGTGTTGAAGTAATTCGTTTGGCTAACGGTAATCCAACGCTCTGACGTACTCCAGCTATTCATATACTGCAAGGGCTGACCAAAGTGGCTAGAACCGCTCATATGTCTTTGAGGCCCCCAATAGTACGTTTGTGAGTTGTATGTCGTTGTTATTACTATTCTCAGTTCTGCCCATACCTCTTGAGTACTAGCAAGCAAGTTTTCGAACCGATATACACCAGGTGTAAGGCGAAGGGAGAAGATACCCGTTTCATCCGTGGTGAATGTCGTGCTATCTGAATTGTCGCTTAGTAGAACGCTAGGCTGGTTAACATTGTCCTCAAAGTTCTCTTGAACTACCACGGTTTCAACCGCTGGCTTGAAGTTCATTGTTAGGCCATTAAGCTTGTTAGTAGAACTCCCGAAGGCTCTAGCTAGTGTCCTTGTCGTGGTGCTATAGTTAAGGGCCGTGGTGGGGTCATCAGTTAGACTAATTTCGTAGTCCCTTTCAAATACCCGTGTTGCTTGTGATCCAATAGACTTGTACTTGTTTATTGGTGTAATGTCATAAGCCCCGTCAACCATCTTAATCTGACAGAAGAACGGCTTTAGAATACGCTCAACGACTTCCTTCCAAGGTCTGCCTTCGAATAGGTTGGTTCGGTAAAATGCGTTCAAGCCTCCATTCAGCCCACCTATATAACCGCTAGTATTGTAATAGGTATATTGCCCCATTCCAGCCGTTAGCGACTTAAAGAACAAGGGAACCCAAAAGGCTATCCTAGTTTCTGCTAATGTGTCGAACTCTGCGGTATACGTCCTATGACCGTCACTATGCAAAGCAACCGAAGAGGTAAGGAACTTATCTGAGGCCCCTAAGTCTAGCTTGTCTAGTTGCTTCAGCATATGGATTAGAACCGTTGCAAAGTTCCCAGCATCGTAGTTGAAGCCCGTTTCGGGGCCAGCGTCAGGGAAGCCCTGAGAGATTGTATTTAATGCCCCTAGCCCATCCATAGCGGACACCCTAACCAAGTAGGGCTTATGGATAAGGTCAATATTCATCTCGTCCTGATAGATCATACCGAACCAGTATAGTTCTGAGTCCTTGTATAACCTTAGTCCGAATCGGTCTTCTTGTAGGCTTAATAGATCACTAGCTAGGGTTTCCGTGTCGTTGTCGGTGACCATAAACCCGAAGGAACACTTAGACCCTAGAACGGTCTGTATTTCATCCGAACCCCTCCATTCAAGCGTAAACCCATCCCTATCAGCTTCTAACTCTAGTGGGTCACCGTCTGTTGTGTTGTCGTAGTCCGCATCTATTAGGTGCATTTCGTAGGTATCTTCTAAAACGGTAGAGTCAAATTTTACCTTTGCCCTAATTCGTACGTCTGAGATTAAAGCCATTTAGTTGAATCTAGCGGTGCTATTCTGAGTTCTAACCCTTGAGGTTTCCATATCTGCCCCTTTAAGCCCTAAAGTCAAGAAGCCTCCCACTAAGCCGCCTAATGGCCCAGCAAATGAACCCATCTTAGTTGCTAACGCTTGCGTCAGGAGTTCACTAACGATAGCCCCAATAGCATTAGCGAAGATGTCTGAAGCCGCCTCGGTATTTTCTGCCGCTGCTACCAAGCTTTGAGAAAGGATACCAGCCGAACTGCCGAAGTCGAACATTGCTTCATCTGCCTCAAACGTCCGTTCTTGGAGTTGTGATAGGACAAGGTTGGAAGTGTCTTCGTATTGAATCTCAGGCCCCGTAATTCTAGGGCGAACAAACCCACCCGTATCCATTTGCCCCCGAAGACGTAGGTTAAAAGTACCCATCTGCCTTTGGCCTAATTGGGTGGCTTGTCGCATACTCCTTTGAAGTCCCAATTCCTCCATTCTAGCCCTTCTCAGCTTAGAGGCTTCCTCGGTTGCTTTGGCTAGTTCCTTGGCTAGTTCGTCAGCGGACTTCCCAACTTTCTTCCACGGCTCACCCGTGGGGCCGAATACGGGGGGTAATTTAGTGCCTTGGGGTAATGGCCCGACACCTGGAAGACCAGCGGCTCTTCTTTCCATAGCCATAGACTGACCCCTAGCTAATGCTTCAGCCGCCTTCTTAGCATCCCTCTCAATGTTGTCAGCCGCTTCGCTTATCCTTTTTGCACCTCTCTCAAAGAAGCCTATTAGCGCACCTATTCCAGGTGCTTCCCCACCCTTGTACTTCCCAGCCCCATAAGCCCCACTTTTTTCGTCAAGGTCTTTAGACACTTTAATAAAGTCCTCAAGGAAGCTAGTAGCGTCACCCATTGCGTCAATAGCATCTCCCCAAGCATCTGTATTACCAATTGTATTAAGAAGGCTATCCCACTTGTCCCCGAGGTTAGACACCTTACCCCCTAGAGTTTCAGAGATTGCAGCCATTGAACCGCTAACCCCCTCAAGGTTTCCTAGACCCTTAACGTAGTTCTCAATGGCCTTAGTCGTGAAGTCTACCGTTGTGGCTTGCTCCTTAAAGGTGAATGTAACCTTGTCCCCTTCCTTGGAGGCTTTAATGCCGAAGGCCTTGAGGCGTTCGAATTCCCCCGTTGTTGCATCTGCGACTGCTTCTGCTAACTGATCAAACCCTTGACCCACGGAACTAGCCAGATCACCATATTGGCGCATTGACTCCATAGAGGGCTTGAGGCCGTAGTTAGTAAGCTTGACAAAAGCACCCGACAACTCAGCGACACTAAAGGGCGTTCTAGCCGCCATATCCTTAATGTCCAACAAGGCCAACTTAGCCGCACCACTAGAACCAAGGGTATTAGTAAGAACCGCTTCGAACTTCTCAAACTCAGAGCGTACCTCAATGACTGCCCTAGAGAAACCGATTATTGCCTGAACTGAGAAAGCCGCTGCAATCGCTCCCCCGATCTTTTTCATTCCAGCACTCATAGCCGTTTCCGACTTCTGAGCACTTCCCTTAACGGCCCCTTCCATTCTCGCTAAGTCCCTCTTGAGGTCGGAGATGTCAGCGGTTACCTTTACGTTTAGTTCTTCTACGGTCATACGACAAAAGTAGTTTTAGGACTCTTGCCCCTTATTCCACGCTTCTAATACCTTGGCTTGTTCCTCGAAAGAAATAGCTGGTTTCTTGGGGTCACCGTCAATAAGTGGTATCTCTAGGATGTCCTTGGCTTTAACGGGCTTCTTGACGTGTGGGTTAATAAGTGCAGCCATCATATTCCGCCAGCGATCATCTTCCCTAGCCATACGCCTATTGACTCCCTCTAGACGATAGATGAACTCTTTGAATGTGGTATTATAGAAGCGTTCTAACGGCAAAGCCAGGTCACCACACCAAAGGGCTTCAGCCTTGTCGAAGGTTAGTCCGCTACCTCCTTTCCCCCTTCCTTGTTCTCAACCTTGGGTAAGGATTCCAAGAACTCTTTAAGGGCGTTGCCCATTAGTTCGGGGTTGGTCTTAGCGGTTTCCAAGAAATCATCTTCTGTGACCTCTAAGGGCTTCTTAACGGACTTCTTGTAAGCTAGGTGAGATGAGTACATAAAGGAAGCGATACGCTCCCAGTCTTCAAGTTTGAGTTCATCACCGTTCTCCCTATGGCCCGTGAATAGTGCTACTATCTCAAATAGGTCAGCCATTGTCTGTTCGAAGGTTTCTAAGCCTCTTAGCTTGCCGTATTCTATAAATGCCCTATTCGTCCAAATGAATTCTTCAATCTTCATAGTAGCTTTCTTATTAGTGCTATTACCCTTCTCCTTATGTTCTCCTTGTTGTTATGGAATGCTGGTCTTAGATAAGGTCTTGGCCCTCCATTTGGCCCCGTTCCCGTTGGCTTGCCGAACTCTATGTAATTGCGATAATCGGAATTAGTACCAACCTTGAAGCCGTCTTCTACGGGGTCGGTTACGATTGAGTCCTGAAGGTGACCATCTCTTACGGGGACAATCTCCCTAGCGTTGGATTGAATCTCCTTGGCCCCGATGAGTAGTTCACCCATTACCTTCCTATAAACCTCTTTCTTGGCCTTCCTAACCTTCGCTAGTAGCTCCTTATCTTCTACTTCAACTTTAAACACTAGTAGCGGTAAAGGTGACCATTCCAGTTAGATCAGGTGTCGGAAAGCTTTCCACTCGGTACGTTGTGCCCCTCCAGCTAATAGCCTTAATGGACTCGCTCCCCGTTGTGGTTACCTCCTCAGAAGAATAGTCAGTAGCGTCCCTCATTGTAACGACAATAGAAGCGTTTCTAGAGGCATTTGGGTTCTGTTGGGTGTACCCCGTGGATTCAACCCGAACGTCTGCGTACTGCTCTCTAAGTTGCGTTAAAGCGGTTGTGAAGCCCCCAATCTCGTCCGTGGTGTTGGTTTCCGTGTACAAAATTATTAACTCTCTCATCCTTACCTATTTAAAGTTAAGCATAAAAAGAGGTGAATCTCCTATACCCCGACAAGAGGTTTTTAACCGTGAATTCAGTTTCAGACGTGATCGTGCCCTTAATGGTTACCTTCCTTTCGTCATAGAGTTCTGAGGCAATTAACAAGATGGCTTGTTGTATAGCATCGGGTAAAATGGAGGGTGTTGCCGTATAGGTGACTTCTATCTCTTCATAGCCTGTATCGACCGAACTGACCACGAGCGTATCATCTCCCCTAGTTCTACTCGTTAGCGTTGTGCTATCCCCGTTCTCGTCATAGCCCGTGACAACCACACTAGAGTAAGACCCATCCATTAGGGCAATAGGCAGTTCTAGGTGAAGTTTAGAGTTGTTGATCTCGTCCGTGAAGTCTGTTACTACCACCTTAACCCCTATAACCTGGTCGAAGGCGTAACCCGTGTATCTCATAACGTATTCACGAGCGGCAGACAATAGGGCAGATAGTAAGTTGGTTTCCCCAGCTATGTCAGGGATTCTAGCAAATAGCTTTAGTTCTGCTGATGTTACCCCCGTTTGGGCTGAAGTGCTGGTTATCTTAGTGCGTGTTCTCATACCTCTAAAATACGACCACGAGCGCAAGACCTATAAAAAAAGGGGCCGAAGCCCCCTTAATCAAAACCTAAAAACCTATGCGGCTAAGATAAACAAAATTTCTAAACCACAAAAAAGGGGGCCGAAGCCCCCTAGAAGATAAGTCACACGAATTAAGCAGAAGCTTCAATTACGGTAGTGACGTTAGCGAACGTGTCGGTGAAGCAAGCATCCGAATGGAACTTAGCGAAGGCCTCACGCATCTCACCCCGAACCGTAGTTTGGTTGTAAGTTACGTTGTCACCATCTTGCTCGAAGAACCTTACAGAAATGCCCTCACGCTGGAACAACTGCCCTACGTTCTGAGAATCCATTACGAAGAATGAACCAGCCGTTACCGCTGAAGACTCCTGAATTGGAAGACCGAAGATAGTAGGCGTGTTGTCAACGAAGATGACGGGGGCAGTATACTGACCATTAGTGTCACGAGCGTAAGCCAACTGAACTACATCTTGTGGGTTCATAAGGATCGCATCGGGAGCGTAGTCGCTAGCCTTCAGGATTCCGATACCAGCAAGGATACAATCGAACTTAGTCGAAAGACCGTTAGCGATAGCATCCTCAAAAGAACTACCAACCAAATCGGCGTCGCTCTTAGCACCATTGCTCAAACCATACAGGTTAGGGGCCGTTCCGTTACCAGTCAACAACTGAGTGTCCTCAACATTGTAGATTTGGCGTGGGAGTTCGTAAGCCAGGTAAGAAGTGATTCCTTGGAAGTCGGACAACATTTGGTTAGACAGACGCATATAACCAGCGATGGTCTGAGCGTTGTAAGTAACCAAAGCAAAGTCCTTGTCGATTTGAGGCTTAACCGTACCCTCAGCAACGGTAGTAGGCGCACCTTCGCCGCCGCTAACATCGGGGAACTGAACCGCGTCACCGCTCATAGAACCTTGACGGAGTGCATTCCGTACACGGAACTTGCGCTCAACTTCAGGAAGGATAGGCAAATAAGCGTTGTCAACGATCTGAGTAGTAGTAGCAGCGGTAGGCATATCACCAACGGCCTTAACCTTCAGGTCTTCGATGTTGAAACGGCTAGACTCACCCTTAACAAATGAACGGAACCCGTCAGAGTCCATAGCGTTCATAAGAGCCTCTTGAGTAGTCTTAGCGACTGCGTCCTTGTCCTCCATTCCGTTAGCCTTGAGTTCGTTCACACGAGCCTCCAGGTTAGCAATAGAAGCGTTAGACTTCTCCAGTACCTCGTTGAAAGCGTTCAGCTTTTCCTGAGTGTATTCTTTTGATGCTTCCGCACCAGCGTTGATAGCACCATCCAAGTCTTTTTTGATGGCCTCCAACTGTGTTTTGATCTCTTCCACTTTTCTCGTTTTAGGAAGGTTAAACATTAATTGACTTCCACAATTCTAAGACGTTCAACGGCTCATCCTTCGGAGTGTCTTTCAACGGCTCTTTAGTGACAAGTGTATTAATCAACGCTTTGAGTTGCGATAATTCATTTTCAATGGTAACAAATGTAGTGTCGGTAACATTAGCCCCTTTAATAAAGGACTCTAGTACTTCCATTCTGCCCTCTATCTCTTCTAAACTCTTCATTCCTACAAAGGGAGTGTTTTCATTAGCACCAAAGACCACGCTAGAACCCTCCCTTAGTTTGGTTTCGGTGATTTCGTAGCCCTTTAGCTTATTGTTGACATCTCTTATTTCAGAGAACACGAGCGGAACGAAACCTACTGAATGCTCTTTAATTATACCTTCTTGGTACATCGTAAGCACATCTTGAGCGAAAGGCCGCTTAGACATCTTGGATTCAAAATAAAGCCCGAAGTCATCTTCCTTCAGTTCCGTGATCTTACCAATAGGATTTAAAGGGTCGTGCATATACAAGTGCCCAATTCTACCTTTACCCATTGGCCCGTTTTCCTGAATACTCTTAGCGTAGGAGCCTCTTCGCATTATGTCCCCTTGGCTATCGACATTGTCGAAGGCTGAGAAGTAGCCGGCAACGGTTCCCTTTTCGGTGTCCACGTCCTTTAACTCTAGGCTCGTGTTCTTAGTGGTGTATACTTTATCCATACTCTTATTTTCTTGCACAATCTTTTTAGACCAGTAATAAGCTGGCTTCCCTCCCCAAGCGTCATACATCAAATTTCCACACTTCTCATAGCTTCCCCCATCGTAATACTCAGAAGCCCTAGCTAGGTAGCTATAAACCCTCTTAACGACATCTAAGGACAATTCACGGCCCTTGGCTAGGTCGTTCGCTCTTTGCTTCCCTACATCCGTCCCACACGTCCCCCAACCATTTTCAGCCACATAATCCAAAACCCCTTGGGCCTTGTCAATGATTTCCTGAGTTGGTTTAAACATAGGGTCTAAGATAATTCCGTGGGTTCTTGCCCCTTTGGGTAAAAGCCGTAGGTCTTGGCGAACTGCTCCCTTGACCTTAATGCCCATCTTTCACCGTCATAAATAAACGGGTCTTTCTTATTTTCCACCAAAACAAGTGGTTTACCTAACTTAACTGACTTCTCTAATAAATCAAAGTCATAACGATGGGGGCCAACTAATTCGTAAGCCCTTTCCCCATACTTCTTTATATAGTCTTCTATTGGGTTAGATTCCATTCTCTTCTAGTATTTCGTCAACCATCTTAACCATCTCGTCATAAAGCGACTTGTCAAAATGCTCAAAAATTGGATTTCCTAAAAATCTATTCTCCATAGAGTGAGCGAAAAACTCAGCTTGTCTGTTTATGTCTTTCATCATATACGCTCTACTATGACCGTAGCCCATCCCATCACCGCTTAAAGCCTGCATCGTGTCCGCATAACCTCCAAAAGCCTCAACTATATCCTCCTTATTCATCCCCTTCAAAGACCCTTTCTTTAGGCCCATTCTCTCTTCAAAGAATTCACCAACCTTACTGTCGGGGGTGTTCCTTAATAGTTGCTCCCTTCTCCAGTAAACTCTAGTTTCCTTGAACTTATCTTCAACCTCGTCAAAATATTTTTTTCTTTTAATGAAGGCTTCTCTTTCGGCCCTAGACAATCCACTTTTATAACCCTTAGACTCAAGTTTTGAAAATAATTTCAGGAAATTACTATTAGGGTCAGCATCATTAAAACTCCTATGTCTAATAATGTTTTGCCTTTCGTGAATAGCGTGTCCGTACTCGTGGTAAATTATTCTAGCATTGCCCCTATTTGTTCGCCTTATTCTGTCGGGGTCAGCTATGTTAACGGTATTTTCTATGGGGCTATAATACGAACCCTTTTTTGAATCGTGAGTTATTTTATTTATCCCAAAAAGATTGCCCTTTCTATTACTCTTCTTCGGGGCTATGGATAGTAGTTTCTTAAACCTCTCATCAATATCGGGAACCTTTATTCTCTTTGATTTATACCACTTAAATAACTTACCTAGTGAATTATTAACCTCTTCTGACACACCAAAACCCGTGGGCTTAACATCTTCAGGAATTATAGGCGTTGGGATGTTCGCTTGTGG